GTCCGCAGAAGTGGCTGGAGTTGATCAAGTCATACAAGACCTTCATGAGGCCTTGCTGAGCAAACATCATCTCCTTCGGTTCCACACAGATGATACGATTCTTTGTAACATCCTTTGGAACTATACACATACGAGATGTACCAACATCTCCTTCCGGGAGCTCCATAACGGTGCTCAACGGACCGAATGCTCCACGAAACAGATCACTCTGTACACGTGAAACATCGGACATGTACCACTTCTCTCGGCCCCGTGAACCGTCCGCAACAGCACCAGGACCATGTTTTCCAAACGGGTCCTCACTCCATTGCTGGAGGGGTGCTGCCAACGACTGGGTGTGATCATCCATCAAAACGCGAGCCAAGAGGGCCCGCGCGATGGGTATCACGTCCGAGCGAAACCAAATCGCAATCGGGGAAAAACCAGTGTTGAAAGGATGATACGTACGACGCATACGATCGGCGAAGGCCTCTCGTTGCGCGTTAATATCAACCGCAGGCTCTATATCCTGAACCTTTGAGAAGGCCAGGAGAGCTTGCCTGAGGAATATAAACAAATATTCCCCAGTTGAATCCCAAGCCTCGATTTCACGAGGACATCGGTACTCTAGAAGAAAGTAACCGATGGACAGTGGGAAGTAACGCGGACGGGCCGGATCGACTGATCCATCCTCGCAAAGATCTTCGTCAAGAGAAAGAGCTGTTCGGGTAATCAATACCCGTTCGAACTCCTTTCCAAGGCGAGAGAGGCGCAACAAAACGTCTCTGATTCCTTCCTCTTCTGCTTCTTTACAGATGCGTAAGAGGGTAACGGATAGATCTATAACGAGGTGTTCGGGCAGTGTGTCAGGGATGTCTTTCTGCAAACTACGGTAGAAGGTTGAGTAAAGACTATTACATGTTTCCATGTGATACTCCTCAGTGTTAATGTGGTTGAATCTCCAACTCTTACTCCGCTAGTGTTGGGCCCTGGGCCCCACAACAACGTTGTAGAGCCATTTCCAGGACTTAATAACTAGCGTAACAATTAGCTTCACTGCTATATCCTTTATCAGGAGTCTAGCAATGAAGCAAACGTTAAAGATCACTTCCTGAGATCAAGGCCGAGCGATTGGTCGACGTGGCTGCAAGTGCAGCACCATCGTTCAACGCTGAGACTAAAAGTCCCAGGATCTCGAGCTGTTCCGTTAAACCCATCAGACTTTGGTCTTTTGGAACGGAAAAGTCGAGCATGCCCTGCGTTGTAGCAAGGTCACCGGTCTGCGTGTTCCTTTCGGTACGCGCAATACGGACAATGATGTGATCGTTCCCCTTCTTCCCCGGAGCTGTCAGCTTACGCTGAAGCTCGATGACGAAGGGGGTGGACAAAGAACGGCCACCGACTTTGTAAGTCGCACCTGTAGCCGATTGGCTAACAAGCGTGAATGCAAGGGTCGTGGAACTGTTCTTGTACAGAGTAAGAGTAGCAGTTGCCATAATTAACACTCCTTCTACCAGATTGGTAGACAAAACGGTTTAGGGCACCGCTCGCTAGCATTCGCTAGCTGAGCAGCCTCTGGACTAGTAGACTAATACCAGAGATGTCTTTGCAGGATGAAAGTCCACTTCCTTGTAAGGAAGTAAGAAACGTGGACAGACTCGGGAAGCCCGGAGTGCGTGCATAACTTTCGTATGTGCAAGCACCAGGTGCGATGGAAGCATCGACACC